GGTACTGCGGGACGGTCAGCCCAGCGAACGCACTGGTACCGATGTCGCGCTGCTCAATGCCACGCATGTATTCGGAGCGCTCGACGCGCTCTTCCTGCATGTGACGGTCGAGACGCTGCATCGACTGGAAATCGTTCTGCGTGTGGGCACGCATCACGTCCCGCAGGAAATCCGATCCGCCCTTGTCGTTGCCAGGCGAATAGGTGCGCGCCTCACTGGTGACCTTGATCGAGCCACCAGCACCGGCGTGCGAAACGTCGGAACGGGTCGGCAGCGACGCGGCCAGAGCGGTAGCGGCGGCGCGCTTGGCGACTTCGGCTTCCTCTTCGGCGACACGAGCAACGAGCTCGTCCTTGCGGGCGTCGATCGCGGGAAGCGCCGAACGGATCTCGGCGAGTTTGACAGCTTCGCCTTCGTTGAGGGCGGAACGGCCTTCGGCTTCGACGGCGGCGACAATCGCGTCAGCCTCCGCCTCCTTCGCGGAACGCTCGGCCAGGACGGTGCGCAGGCTGTCGCGCACAGAATCGAGGATGGAAAAAGACATGGTAAAACTCCTTGGTTGAGAGGTGGTGTTCTTGGGTGTCTCTCGGGTCCGTGGAGCCAGGTCGGCCCGTCGCGTCGTGCGCGCAAGCGCACGGGGTACGTTGGCCGGGTGTGGTTCGGGTGTCCGGTATTAGACGGCTGCGGATCCGCGGATGCGATCCACAATGTGACGAGCGATACGAACGTCGAGCCCGGAACTGACCGCCAAACGCAACGCTTCGATTTGTGCCTCAGATCGCATCTGTGCGACCGTGGCATCGTTCGCCGGATAGGTGACGATCGAAACGTCGGCACCCTTCACGGCAAGGTCGTATTCGATGATGACACGCTCGGTGTAATCACCGTTCCACTCTTGGATGTTGACACGAAACGCAAATGACATCTCGTCCATGTCTTTACGCGACATTGCCGAGTTGACCGACTGCACCAGCGGTGAGCGCAGATCACACGAGGGCGCATCAACGAACAGGCCGCGTGTCTCTTCTTCGAGAGTCATCGTGCCACGACTGGTACGAGCCAGCGGGATACCCTCATGGTTCACCAGCAGGCGAACATCGGGCCGACGCTTCAACGTCGCAGCACCAGCACCAGCGGCGACCATCTCGCGCCAGCCGCCACGCTCCGGGCCTCCAGCAACGTCGTACCAATAATCGTACACCGTGGCGTACCCGCTGAAATGTGCCGAGTCTCCATCGGCGCGCATTTGCACGTCATGCGAAGAACGCCGGAAGGCCAGGTCTGAACTCATGCTGCACCTCCGGTGCTTGGGGTTGAAAGCGTCGTTGCGTACGGCGGCCACAAAGCCTCGTCGCCATCGGTGAGCGGTGGACGATCCTCGAGCGCACGTTCCTCGTTGCGGGTGCCCCAACCACCTCGAACAGCGATGTCGTGCGCCTGATAACGGGTGAGCAGATCGGCACGCAGCAAGGCGTCAATGTTGATCTTCACGTACTGCGGGTCCGGGGTTTGGCGGGAGATCAAACGCTCCATGCGCCCAACCCACCATTGCACGGTGAACACCAGCAGGTCGATGGCACGCTGCTCGCGATTCGCATACGTCACAGAACCAGCCGACCCCGACGAGTAGCCGAGCATCTCAGGTGGGATACCATAGAAGCCGCACACATCAACCGCGCTCGCGTTGATCGCACCAAGGAACAAAGCCTGCTCCGGGTTCACCTGCATCGGCTGGTACTTCCATTGCTTGCCCAACACCAACAGGTTGTCGTCGGTCATCGCCTCACGAGCACGCGTCTTCGCCACCTTCGCGTCATCGGTAGTGATGTCCGAATCAGACGACAACACCGCAGTCGGGTGCCCGCCCTTGTCGTACCAATCGCTAGCGTACGCCTGCGCCGACAACGACAAACCAATCGACTTCGCAGCGTGCTGGATCGGCGACAACCCCAGCACAGAGCCAGGCATCGGACCAAACGCCGGCATGTGCAGAATGCGACGAGGGTCAACCTCGACATTGCCGACCTTCCACACCGGTGGAGCCAAAGCACCATTGCGACGCGTGCACGTCCAATCGGCCGGGTCGAGCACCTCAGCCTTACGGGCGAACCGGAAGCCGCTGTCAAACTCGGTCACATACGCGACAGCGTTGCCGACGTCGAGGGCACTCATCATCATCTGGTAACGCCACCCCGGCGAGTCCACATAATCCGACGGGCTCAACACAAACTCCGACTCGGCAACCCCAACACGCCGGTCGCCTTCCTTACGAAACTGGTCGATCGGCAACCCGGCCACAATGTCGGCCAGCACATGCTGGCAACGCCACACAGCCATCACCTGACGCGAACTATCCGACGTCACCGAACGAGCCGTAGAACTCCGAGTGTTACGGCCGACACCCTCAAGAATCTGAGTCAACGTGTTGGCATTCCAAACCCGGCTTTCCGGGCGACGCAGCAAACTCATTTGTCATCCAACTCAACGGGCGGCGCAGCACGGAACCCGAAGACGACCAACGCGGCACCGCCGACAACGAAACCGAGCGGTACGGCGACCATCGCCGCGCCTGCAGTGATAAGAGCGGCGCCGACAAGCTCGGCCACAGTGGTAGCAAATTGACGCATGTTTGATTCCTCTCACCAGATCTGAGACAACGCCTCGGGGCGAATGTCGGTTTGCGGCACCCGGACCAGCGCGGCAGTCGCAGCGATGAACGACGAAATATCACCCGACGAGTTGCGGCGCGACCACACCTCAACGTCACCGTGAGGTTTCACCCCGAGCCCAGCCACAGCGGCGTTCATGTCCGCCTGGTTGCGGTGACGGATCGCACCGTCATCCACGGCGGTCATCATCGCGCCGCACGCCTCAGCCCACTCCGCCGCCGACAGTTCATCCAACTCAACACCCGCCGCGATCAGATCTGTACGCCACGCTCGAGCCGGATCACCTGGCGCCAGCACGATCGGCCACCGATGGACAGTTTGCAACTTCTGCGCAGCATCGACCACACGGTCACGTAACAGATCGCCGTCGCCGTCGATCTCATCAGGGATGTCCGTCGACCTCGCAGCCGCCGCCTTGACCGCCACCCGGTGACGCACAGAGACGTGCGCCGTGTTGTCGGCACGCTTGCCGGCAACCGAGAACACCGCAGAATGACGGTCGATTGGAGCCGACAACGCGACCCGCTCAGTACCCGCAACCGGGATACTGTCACCATCTCCGCAGTTCGCCCACGACGTCAGGTCGATGGGCAGATCATCGAGACCATCCAACGGAGCCGGATCGGGAACCCCAACAACTTCACGCACAAACTCGGCACGCAACTCAGGGTTATGGCGGGCCGACGCCCACTCGTTGCGGAACTTCTGTACGTTCAACTCGAAGCCGGGAGCCACCAAACCAGCCGACGGATTTGAACGCGCCCACGCCTCAGGATCAGCCGGATCGACGTCGGGCTCGTTGGCCCACTCGACATAATGAAACCGGGTGTCATCCTCGGTCGGAGACTGCGCCCGCTTGCGGTCAGTGTGTAACACCACCGAATGTGTATGTGCCGGTGAAGACGTCTTCACCACCTGCGGATTCGGCTTGGCCCGCAACGTATACATCAGAGAACCCACCGCCTTGGGCGGCAGATCGAACGCCTCGTCGAGCACAACCAACGGGGCAGAGAAACCACGAGCACCACGCTTCTGTCTGGTGCGGAACTCGATCAACGCACCATTGCGAAACTGGATGTGCTCCTTACCGTTACTGGTGTAGAAGCCTCGCGACTTCGTGACCGGCAACAGCTTTGCCACCTCGGGCAACTGGTCGGCCAAATCCTGGAACCGTTGGAAATGCTTCTGAGACGTCGCCGCCTCATGCGCCGAATGGATCACCAAACGATCACCGAGCAGAACCACCGCCGCCAACTCACGAGCAATCAAAATCTCGTTCTTGCCGTTCTGGCGAGCGACCACCGTGGTCGACTCATACGCGGCCCACTTACCGTCGGCAGCCACGGCCAACATCTCGCGCAGCACGTCGTTCTGCCAGTCGAACAGACCCAAGCCGATCGCCTCACACCAAGACAACACCTCATCCGCTAGGGCGAAGTCGGCCTCCACGTCGGGCGTTCGAAGAAGGGACGGAATGCGCGAGCCGCAAAGCGACAGTGTTGGCGATGGACTCAGCATCAGATCCTTCCTCGCCCAAACTCAGCGCCGCCAAGTCGGCCAACACCGCCCGATACTGCGCCGCCAACTGGGCGTGCGTAGCCGATTCCGTCGTGTCGATCTGCTCGGCGAGCGTGTCCCGAAGAACCTCGAGCGCCCGACGACGATCACCAGAACGAGCCGCCTCAAGATTGGACATGTCACACTCCGTAGTCGATAGTCATGCATCGGAGTGCATGAACAACGCAGGCAGAAACGAGGCTTGGTCCCATTTACCGTACTGGGCTACATAACACCAGGTCACACCCCCCTTATTGACCGGGGAGAGA